GTTATAGAACAGCGTCTGGTTCATGGGTGATCTCTAAATTAAAAGAAATAAAAAATGTCAAGTAGTACATTTTTATTAATAGCAAGCGTGGGAGTTCCCACGCTTCTATTTGTGGGGTTCATGTTAATTCAATATGCAGATAGAAAACAAGATATTGAAAATTTTAGGCAGGAACATTTAACAAAATCTTTTAATAAAAATAAAAATAAGGGTTGACATTAGTTTCCTATATGATAGGATAGTCCTATATTAACCAACGGAGAAAAAAACATGACAAAACAAAATGACAAAAAATGGATACACTATCACGCAACTAGATTGAATTTAATTGATTCTTTAAATTCTCATTTAGCTTCTATGGATAAAGTTAACGTGTATCACTCTGAAACTAATCAATGTGATAGTTATAGTATGAGAAATGAGGACATGGGTTTAGATATCATAGTAAAACTAATTAAAAAAATAACTAGAGATACAGACGAACAAAGAATATACAAAGACGCAGTTTAAACAGAGTTCTCCGAAAAAAGCCCCCAAATTTTAGGGGGCTTTTTTTATATATAATTTTAGGTGCGACAATAATGTTCTTGACTTTTATAGGAAAATCCTATACTCTAGGGGAGGAGCGGGCGGGGAATAAAAAAATATTTAAATAAATAAATAAATTTAGCTATTGACTTTAATCTAAAAATAGAATAGGATAGTCCTATATTAACTTAATAAGGAGAAATTAAAATGAAAACAATTAAAGCAGAATACTTACCAGGCGGTTCAAGACGTCAAGAGATGTTAGACAAAGCAGTTGAGTACTTACAGACTCCAGGCGAGTTACAAAGTACAAAACATGAATTTTGTTTGACGTATTTAAAAATGACTGAAACAGAATATCTGGAAGCTTTGAACAAAGCAACCAACGGCGCATTGGTCAAGGACCTTTGGAACTAGGCTGCGACAATATTGACAATGGCGGCATTGCCGCCATTGTGCTAAGATATCTTAATTAACAAAAAGGAGAAATATGGAAAACGAAATCGACACATTACAAGACGCTTTTGAAAGATACCTTGAAGAACATTCAGATGAATTGGAGGAAGATTCAGAAGAAGAATAGGTGCGACAATATGGACAATGGCGGGACTCCCGCCATTGTGTTAAGATAATTTATATTAACAAAAAGGAGAAATATGAATAAAGAAAAAAAAGACGACTCAACTAGTAAAGATGAATTTGTAAACTGCAGATGTTGTGGAGAATATATTCAAGGCGATAGCAGATCGTCAAGCGATAAAAGATATTGTAATGATTGTGCCTAGCACTGCGACAATATTGACAATGGCGGCATTGCCGCCATTGTGCTAAGATACGTTAATTAACAAAAAGGAGAAATATGAAAATAATTAAATATAATAATAAAGAATACAAGTTACCATTTGACGGCGCAGATTATGGAGATAATCCGCTTGAGATGGAGAACGTTGCTAATCCTTACACAGGTGAAAAAATTGCAATGCCAGGTTTTGCAGTTGCTGTTTATGATGTGATCATGGGCAGTCAGCAAATGGCATCAATACACGACTTGCAACATGGAGACGGTTCATCTCCAGTGTGGAATGATGTTCGTAAGGGATTGGATTGGTTCAGAAAATATTTCGCTAAAGAATATATGGTGTTACTAGATTAACTCTCCTAGTTAATAAGGACAGGGCCCAAGTACTTTTATGTCAAAGGGCCCTGTCTACTACTATCGTGTCAATGTGACAAGATGTCGCACTTGCGATATTTATAGTATGTCAATGTGACAAGATGTCGCACTTGCGATATTCATGCTATGTTCTCTGCGACAAAATGTCGCACCGCATTTTTTTTTTATTTACACTGCGACAAAATGTCGCAGCGTTGTGCACACATAGATCGAGCACAGCCTTCGGCTGCGCTCGGGTAGCGATAGAGGTACCAGACCTATCTGGTTTTTTGACTTTCTACATATAATCGATTAAGGTAACGTAAAAAAAGGGATCCTATAGATTAGTGTATATATAAGCTTTTATACATTGATAAGCGTAAATTACTTTTCCTTTTTTTAAACACATATGAAAAAATATTATAAAATTTTTTTTCGAATGCACTTATGGATATAGATAAACTAAAAAAGTTTGAAAAATTACCACCTGATGTAAAACGACAATTAGCTTTGTATATGTCTAAGTGGAAAGATAAAAAAAAGCAGACTAATATCAAAAGTGATTTTATGGCTTTTGTTAAACATGTTTGGCCAGATTTTATAGAAGGTGATCACCATAAACAAGTTGCAGATAAATTTAATGAGATTGCTGAAGGTAAAGTAAAACGTGTTATTATTAACATGGCACCTAGACATACTAAGTCTGAATTTGCATCTTATTTATTACCTGCGTGGATGGTAGGTAGAAATCCTAAATTAAAAATTATCCAATCTACTAACACAACTGAATTATCTGTAAGGTTTGGTCGTAAAGCAAAACAACTTATGGATACACCTGAGTATAAAGAAGTATTTGACACAAGATTAAAAGAAGATTCACAAGCTGCTGGTAAATGGGAAACACAACAAGGTGGAGAATATTATGCTGCCGGTGTTGGTTCAGCTATTACAGGACGGGGTGCGGATCTATTAATTATTGATGATCCCCATACTGAGCAAGATGCGTTAAATGCACAAGCATTAGATAGAACTTATGAATGGTACACTTCAGGTCCACGTCAACGTCTACAACCTGGTGGAACAATTATTATTGTAATGACTAGATGGAATGAAAAAGATTTAGCTGGAAGATTAATTAAAGCACAAAAGGAACCTAAAGCAGATCAATGGGAACTAATTCAATTTCCTGCAATCCTACCTAGTGGAGATCCATTGTGGCCAGAGTATTGGAACATAGAAGATTTAGAATCAGTTCGTGCATCTATTCCACTTTCAAAATGGAATGCACAGTACATGCAAAATCCAACTGGAGATGAAGGTGCATTAATTAAAAGAGAATGGTGGGTACCTTGGGAGAAAGATGAACTTCCAAAAATAGAACATATTATTCAATCTTACGATACAGCTTTTATGAAAAAGCAAACTTCAGATTATTCTGCTATAACTACCTGGGGCGTGTTTCATCCCTCAGAGGATAGTGGTCCATGCCTCATGCTTATGGATTCAGTTAAAGGACGATATGAATTTCCAGAACTAAGACGTATTGCACAAGAGCAATATGGATATTGGAAACCTGAAACGGTAATTGTAGAAGCAAAAGCATCAGGACTTCCCCTTACTTATGAATTAAGAAAACTTGGAATACCAGTTATAAATTTTACACCATCAAGAGGTAATGATAAACACACTAGGGTCAATTCTGTATCACCTTTATTTGAGAGTGGTCGTATTTGGGCTCCTGTAGATATGGAGTTCGCACAAGAAGTGATTGAAGAATGTGCAGCTTTTCCCTACGGAGATCACGATGATTTAGTGGATTCCATGACACAAGCTGTAATGAGATTCAGACAAGGAGGCTTAGTAGAGCATCCAGAAGATTATAAAGATGAGCCTTTACAACACAAAGAAAAAGTATATTATTAAGCAATGGCAAAATACGAAGACACATCTGAGATACAGGAAATTCCAATGGACCTTGGTCCAATGGATGAGGGTGAAGAAAATATACAAGATTTTATGAGAGACCAAGGTATTGATGGACCTCAATCCATGAACCAAGGTTCAGGAATCATGAATACTGCTGAAGCGGATATGGCTAAATCAGAAATGGCTGCTGTAGATGCTCCTATTGATCCAACTGTTGAAATAGAAATGGTTGTAAAAGAATTTATTAAAGAGATGGGTAGACGTCCTGAATCTTTACAAGAGCTAAAAGATTTTTATAATAAGAAAACAAAATTAAATAACGAATCTGAAGAGATGCGTATCATGAGTGATTTAATGGAGAAAGATAAAACTAAAATTACATTAGCATCAGGTGGACTAGCAGGTATCTTAGGGGTCAAATAATGACACCCCCTAAAAGACTAACTACAACAATTCCCCCTAAATCTGGACCCACGCCTCAGGGCTTGAATATAAACTACAATACTGTTAAAGTATTTAAACATACGGAGAAAATAAATGGCGGATATAGACAAAGCTCTACCCAACACAGATCTAAGAAAAGAATTTGAAATTCCTGGTGAAGAGGAATTAAAAGAACAAGCTGAAGAACAGATTGAGATTGAACAAGCCGAAGGTGAACCTGTAGACGTTACCGAAAACGAAGACGGTTCCGTTGATATTAATTTAGATCCAGCCACAGCATCACCTGAAGGTGGTGACGAACATTATTCAAACTTAGCAGAATTTTTACCAGATGATATCTTAGGAGATATTGCCTCTGATCTTAATGGTAAATATATGGACTACTCTTCATCAAGAAAAGATTGGGAGAAAGCTTATATTACAGGACTAGATCTTCTAGGATTTAAATACGACAATAGAACAGAACCTTTTCAAGGAGCATCAGGTGCAACTCACCCAGTGCTAGCTGAAGCGGTTACTCAGTTCCAAGCATTAGCTTATAAAGAATTATTACCAGCAGATGGACCTGTTAGAACTCAAGTTATGGGACTAACAACTCCTGAGAAAACTCAACAAGCTCAAAGAGTAAAAGATTTCATGAACTATGAAATTATGGAGAAGATGAAAGAGTATGAACCAGAATTTGATTCTATGCTTTTCTATTTACCATTAGCAGGATCTACATTTAAAAAAATTTATTATGATGAAGTAGCAGAACGTGCAGTATCTAAGTTTGTACCTGCAGATGATTTAATTGTTCCATACAGTGCAACATCATTAGATGAAGCAGAAGCAATTATTCACAAAATAAAAATTTCTGAAAACGATTTAAGAAAACAACAAGTAGCAGGTTTTTATAGAGACATAGAATTGACTGAACCTGCAGATACTGAATCTGACGTTGAGAAAAAAGAACGAGAACTAGAAGGTGTTAATAAATCTGGTCAAGACGAAAACTTATATACTCTATTAGAATGTCATATTGATTTAGACCTAGAAGGTTTTGAAGATACAGATCCTGAGACTGGTGAGTCTACAGGAATTAAAATTCCTTACATTGTAACTTTGGAAGAAGGGTCACATGAAATACTTTCTATTAAAAGAAACTACGAACCGGCTGATCCAAAGAAGAAAAAAGTAAATTACTTTGTACACTTTAAATTTTTACCCGGTTTAGGTTTTTATGGTTTTGGTTTAATTCACATGATTGGTGGATTGTCACGTACAGCAACTTCTGCATTAAGACAGTTGTTAGATGCAGGAACACTATCTAATTTACCTGCTGGATTTAAAATGAGAGGTATAAGAATTAGAGATGATGCTCAATCAATTCAACCTGGTGAGTTTAGAGATGTAGATGCACCTGGTGGAAATTTAAAAGATTCATTCATGATGTTACCTTTTAAAGAACCTTCTCAAACTTTACTTCAGTTAATGGGAGTAGTAGTTAGTGCAGGTCAAAGATTTGCATCTATTGCTGATTTACAAGTCGGTGATGGTAATCAACAAGCAGCCGTTGGAACAACAGTTGCTTTATTAGAACGTGGTTCAAGAACCATGTCTGCTATCCATAAAAGAATTTACTCTGCTCTAAAAAATGAATTCAAATTACTAGCAAGAGTATTCAAGTTATATCTACCACAAGAGTATCCGTATGATGTAGTTGGGGGTCAAAAATCAATTAAGCAATCTGATTTTGATGATAGAGTAGATATATTGCCAGTTGCCGACCCTAACATTTTTTCACAGACTCAGCGTATTTCACTTGCGCAAACCGAACTGCAGCTGGCACAATCTAATCCACAAATGCACAATATGTATGAAGCGTTTAGAAATATGTATGAAGCATTAGGTGTAAAAAATATTGATCAAGTTTTAATTAAACCTCAACAACCTATGCCAAAAGATCCGGCACTAGAACATGTTGATGCTTTAGGTGGTGGACAGTTTCAAGCTTTCCCTGGACAAGATCATAGAGCTCATATTACTGCTCACTTAAATTTTATGGCAACTAACATTGCTAGAAATAATCCAATGATCCTAGCTTCGTTGGAAAAAAATATTTTTGAACATATTTCTATAATGTCGCAAGAGCAAATTGAATTAGAGTTCAAAGATGAACTACTACAACTTCAACAAATGCAAATGCAGGCTCAACAGAACCCACAAATGGCTCAACAGATTCAACAACAAGTAACTCAAGCAACTCAAAAGATAGAATCTAGAAAAGCTGTATTGATTGCTGAGATGATGGAAGACTTTATGAAGGAAGAGAAGAAAATTACAGGTGAATTTGATAATGATCCTATTGCTAAACTAAGAGCAAGAGAGTTAGATATCAGAGCAGCTGAAAATGCTGAGAAAAAGAAGAATGATGAAGCTAGAATGAATCTAGATAAGATGAAAGCTATGATGAATCAAGGTAATCAAGAAGATAAACTTGAACAAAACAAAGAATTAGCAAAATTAAGAGCTGATACTTCAATTGAAAAAACAATCTTAAGTAAAAGTATACCTAACGTCAAAGATTTGATGCCAGATAACAAAGCTACTATGCCTAATATTAGTATAATGAGAAGCGGTGACGAATAAAGTTGAAAAAAACTTAAAAACAAGTTAAAATTTTAAAAAAAAGGTTATTATGATAAAAAATAAAAACAAAACTAACGATTCTAAAAAAGATACTATTTCTTTTGTTGAAAAACCAATTGAGATGACAAAAGATACGGAATCTCAAACTGTCAAAGTTAAAGGAACTAGAAGAATGTTAGCATCTAAAAACAAAACAGCTACTTGGTACTAACCAATGTGGTTTTCAGCTATTAAACTAGCCGTCTCTGCTGGAAGTAAAATTTACGCTAACAAACAGAGAACTAAAATAGCTATGTCAGATGCACAGTTAATGCACGCATCAAAAATGGCAGCTGGAACAGAAGCTTACCAAGGAAAACTGTTAGAAGCACGTCAATCAGATTGGAAGGACGAGGCAGTTTTAATAATTCTAAGTTTGCCAATAGCAATTCTAGCCTGGGCAGTCGTATCAGACGATCCAACCGCTATGGATAAGGTAAAATTGTTTTTTGATATGTTCTCAGAGCTTCCAAAATGGTTCACTAATTTATGGATCCTTGTAGTTGCAAGTATTTATGGTATAAAGGGAACACAGATATTTAAAAACGGAGCAAAAAAATAATGGCTGAAAATAAAGTTGGATCTTCTCTTGAAGATAAAAGAAAATATGACCAAAAATTACTAAAAGATCAAAGAAGAGATTTACAAAGAGAAGAAATTTCAAAGAAAAAAATTTTAAAAGCAGAAAAATTTTTTAAAACTGTAGATGATCGTAAAAAAAAATTTACAGGACCTAAAGCCACTGAAAATTCTTTAGGTGATGCGGTTAATAGATTTAGAGATATGTCTGATAATATGGAAATTTCAAAAAATAAGTTATCTAAAGGTGGTAGAGTTGAGTACAAATATGGTGGCGGAGTTGGTTGTGCTAAAAGAGGATTTAATAAAAAAATATTAAAAAAGGGGAAAAAATGATGAGAACAAAAAAAATGGGTGGCGGAATGATGAGAACAAAATACGGAAAAGGTGGAAAAACTTTAACGACAGCACAGAAAAAATTACCAGATGCATTAAAGAAAAAAATTTTAATGGCTAAAGGTAAAAAAAAACCAGATAAAAAATCACCTATAGCTAAAATGGTGAGGGCATAATGATGTTAGAAATTATAAGAACTTCTATTAATGAAGTTAAACATATTTACACAGAACATAAAAAAGTTGTTATTGGAACAGTTATTGTTTTAATCATAGCTTTTATTTTATAATCATGGCTAAAGCTAAAGGGCTTTATGCCAACATTCACGCCAAAAAAAAGAGAATCGCTGCGGGCTCAGGTGAGACTATGAGAAGACCTGGAGCTAAAGGTGCGCCTACAAAAAAAGCATTTGTAAATAGCGCTAAGACAGCTAAGAAACCTAAAAAGAAAAAAACTAGAACGGCGTAATGGCTTCTCCAGCTTGGACTAGAAAAGAAGGTAAATCCAAATCTGGGGGATTGAATGCTAAAGGTGTTGCTTCTTACAGAAAAGCAAATCCAGGTTCTAAATTAAAAACAGCAGTTACAACAAAACCTTCTAAGTTAAAATCAGGATCTAAAGCTGCAAAACGTAGAAAGAGCTTTTGCGCTCGTATGTCCGGAATGAAAAAAAGTCGTACTTCAGCTAAGACTGCAAGAGATCCAAATAGCAGAATTAATAAGTCTTTAAGAAAATGGAACTGTTAATGATTGATAGATTTTTTTATAAATTTTTTGGTGCCATTGACAATTTATTTAATTGGTTTACGGCTCCTAGATGTAAATGTAAGTTAAAAAAAAGAAAAAATGAGAGATAATAAAGTATTAGAGAATTTTTTAAAACATACTGAAAAGAAACTAAAAGAAATGAATCTTTTTAAGTTTTTAAAAAAAGAAGTAGAGACAGGGGCTAATGGTACTCAAGACTACATTATTAAAAAAGGTGAAAATAAAGGAAAGAAAGCAAATGTTAAATGAAGAATTAGTAGTAATAAGTAGAATACAAAAATATTTAAAAGAATCTTATCAAAATGTTGCAGATGCTATGATTGGTGGTGGTATTGACAATATGGAGAAATACAAGTATATGTTGGGACAGGCACAAGCCTATTTAATAATATCTCAGGAAATCTCTAACCTGCTAGAACCTAAGGAGCAAAAAAATGATAAAGCAAGAGACAACACCAACGTCGTCGACTTCGAAAATCCCGAAAGTTAAATCGGCACTTTTAGACAAATACGAAGATACCAATAAAAAAGAAATTGAAGGGTATGAACGTTTAAAGTCAAAAGAAAATACAAAATTACCTCAACCCACTGGATGGAGATTAGTTATTCTTCCATTTAAAATGCCTGAAAAAACTAAAGGTGGATTGTACTTTGGACAAGACACTTTAGAAAAACAACAAGTAGGATCTACTTGTGGTTTAGTCCTTGCAGTTGGGCCTCATGCTTATGATAAAGCAAAATTTCCAGAAGGCGCTTGGTGCAAGAAGGGTGATTGGGTAATCTTCGCTCGTTATGCTGGATCCAGGATTCAAATTGATGGTGGAGAAGTTAGACTGCTAAATGATGATGAAGTTTTAGCAACTATAGATAACCCTGAAGATATACTTCATAAATACTAAACATAGAAGGAGAACAAACTATGCCAGAAGAACAAAAAATGGTGGACATCGACACATCGGGTCCAGATACAGAAGTTGAATTTGAAAATTCAAATTCAGAAACAGAAACAAATAATATAGAGGTTTCAAATGAAACAACTACTGAAAACAGTGTTGAGTCTAACGACTCACTTGAGAAACCTAGTGAGCAGTCAGATGTTTCAGCTAGCGAAGATAAAACCGAAGAGTCTAAACATAAAGAAGAAGTTGAACAGTATAGTGAAGGGGTTAAAAAAAGAATTTCTAAGCTAACTAAAAAATGGAGAGAAGCAGAGAGACAAAAAGATGAAGCGTTAACTTATGCTGAAAGAGTAATGGCAGCTAAGAAACAAACTGACGCTAAAATGTCTAAATACGAACCTTTGTTTTTTAAAAATACTGAAGAGAGTATAAAAAATGGTTTGGAAGCAGCTAAAGGCAAACTATTAGCAGCAAGAGATGCTGGTGATATTCAAGCTGAAGTAGAAGCTCAAACTGCAATTTCTGAATTAGGCTATAAACAAGCAAGATTCTTAGAAACTAAGTCTCAACAAGAAGAATATACTAAAAGAAGAGAGACTGAAGTAAGAACTCCAGAAATTAATTTAGCCAGACAGCCTATGTCTCAGGGTTCCCCTGATCCAAAAGCTGAAGACTGGGCTAGTAAAAATACATGGTTTGGTCAAGATAATGCTATGACTTATACGGCTTTTGACCTACATAAAAAATTAACGGATGAGGAAGGTTTTGATCCCTCAAGCGACGAATATTATTCTGAGATAGATAAGAGAATAAGACTTGAATTTCCGCAAAAATTTGTTAATAATAGCAATACGGTAGAAACGGCTAAACCGGTACAGACAGTAGCTTCGGCTAGAAGAAGTACAAAAACAGGTCGCAAAACTGTGAGACTCACATCATCACAAGTAGCAATTGCTAAAAAATTAGGTGTGCCGCTAGAAGAGTATGCAAAACAATTAAACATCACGAAGGAGGCTTAAGCATATGGAAAATAATAATGAAGACAAAAGAACCTCACGTGCGAGTCAGACTAGAGAAAAAACATCTCAAAAAAAAGTTTGGACTCCACCATCAGCTTTAGATGCACCACCCGCACCTACAGGCTTCAGACATAGATGGGTAAGAGCAGAAACTTTAGGTTTTAACGATACTAAAAATGTATCTCAAAGACTTAGACAAGGTTATGAATTAGTGAGAGCTGATGAATATCCTAATTCTGATTTTCCAATGGTTGAAGACGGTAAATATTCGGGAGTAATCGGAGTTGGCGGCCTTGTGCTGACAAGGGTACCAGAAGAGATCGCTGAACAGAGAGCAAAGTATTATGCTGCGCAATCTGCAGAGCAAGTTGAAGCAATGGATAACGATCTTATGAAGGAACAGCATTCGAGTATGCCTATCAATGTTGATAGACAATCTCGTGTAACCTTCGGTGGCTCAAAGAAAAGTTAATTTTTTAACAATTACTACGACCACTGGATAAACTTAACCCGTAACTAATTTTTTAGTTACACATTGGAGATAAATATAATGGCAATAACAAATGCAGATAATGCTTTCGGTTTGAGAGCAATCGGTAAAGTTGGCCAGAATAGAGACAACCAAGGTTTATCCGAGTATGGCATAGCAGCAAGTTCAGCAGCAATCTACCAAAATGACCCCATTATGATGGCGGCAACTGGTAAGATTATTGTAGGGACAGCAGCTGCTGTTTTACTAGGATCACTTAATGGTGTTTTCTATACTGACGCAACTAACCAAAAACCCACATGGGCAAATCACTTAGCAGCTAGTAATACAGCTACTGATATCGTAGGTTTCGTTTCTGACGATCCTTATGAGAGATTTGAAATACAATCTGATGCTGCACTAACAGTAGCGGAAGTGGGACTAAATGCTGATATAGTATATGCAGCTGGTGCAACACCCAACTATATATCAAAAGTAGAATTAGATCATTCAGATCTAAAAACTGCTACAGCACAACTAAGAGTGATCGGGATTTCGAAAGATCCACAAAATAATGCGGCGGGCGTTGCAGACGTTAACGCAGTTGTTATTATTAACGAACATTTCTTAAAAGGAACGGTAGGTATATAATGGCGATATCAAGAGGACAACTAGTTAAAGAACTAGAACCAGGTTTGAATGCACTATTCGGCTTGGAATATAAACAGTACGAGAATCAGCATGCTGAGATATACAATACTGAATCATCAGACAGAGCGTTTGAAGAAGAAGTAATGTTATCTGGTTTTGCTCAAGCACAGGTTAAACCTGAGGGTTCTGGCGTAGTTTTTGACAATGCTCAAGAAACTTACACAGCTAGATACACTCACGAAACTGTAGCTTTGGCGTTCGCAATCACTGAAGAAGCGATTGAGGATAACTTGTATGACAGACTTGCGTCTAGATATACAAAAGCACTAGCTAGATCAATGGCTCAGACTAAACAAGTTAAAGCGGTAAATCCTTTAACTCAAGGTCTACCTACTACTGATAACTATGATTCAGGTGACGGTGTTTCTTTATTTAACACAGCCCACCCAACAGTTTCAGGTACAGTAGCTAACACACTAGCCACTCAGTCAGACCTTAACGAAACTTCATTAGAGCAGTCTTTAATAGACATCGCTGGAATGACAGACGAAAGAGGTTTAAAAATTGCTGCTAGAGGAATAAAAATGATTATTCCTTCTGAGCTTCAATTTACAGCTGAGAGACTTATGAAGTCTGATCAAAGAGTTGGTACTGCTGATAATGATATCAATGCAATTAAATCAATGGGAATGGTTCCACAAGGTTATGTGGTTAACAATTTCTTAACTGATCCTGATGCATTTTTCATCACTACAGATGTTCCAAATGGAATGAAGTACTTCCAAAGATCAGCTATTAAAACAGCTATGGAAGGCGACTTCGACACTGGTAATGTAAGATACAAAGCTAGAGAAAGATACTCTTTTGGAGTTTCTGACTTTAGAGGTATTTTTGCATCAGAAGGTGCTTAATAATTAAATGTAACGAGGCGGGATTTATTCCCGCCTCATTATGAAAGTAACAAAGATATAAATGAAAAAACTTCTTATAAACATCTGGGCATATAGTCATCACGCTAAATTTGAAATTTTAGCTGAAGATAATGTTAAATCCGTTGAAAGTGCTATACTTGACAAACTAGGAGAAAACAGTATAAAATGGGAAGATCTCGGAAATAACTATAATGACGAGTTTAATCGTATAACTTTTGAGGAGGTTATTAATGATACAAGACCTATACAAACGAAAAAGGTCCTTGGAGTTGAAGTGGGAACAAGAGCATATTAACGAAAATAGATATACTCTTGATATGGTCAAGATTGATGACAAGATTAAGAGAATCATCACTGACATAAAGCTTGAAGAAGCTAGAATAGCCCATGTACAGAACAATGTTGAAGGTTCTGCTCCAGAAGTTTCAGTAGCTACTTAATTAACAAGCTACATCGTTGGAAAATTCCACTCCACACTGTAGGATCTCTTGCACTCTATTCAAAAATAACATATAGTATTTGTACTATACATAAATTAATATTCTGCATAGACGCAGTATAGTCGACGGCCTAGAGACTATGTAGAATTTAACTAGGAGAATAATCATGGCACAAACACTATTTAGAGGACCAGTACTGCAAGGTAAATTTAACGAAGCAGGTTTAACTGGATTTAATCTAGAAAACAAATCAGCAAACTACACAATAGTAAATGGTGATTCAGGAAAAACAATTACTTCATCTACGGACGGTGTTGTATTTACTTTACCTGCAATCTCAATTGGAAGAGTTGTAACTTTTGTTAACACTGCTCCAGACGGAACTAATGCTTTAACAATTAGCCCAAATGCTAATGATGGTATTTTGTATGCTGGATCTTTAACAGATAACAAAGATCTTATTAATACAAAAGCTACATCAAAAGTTGGTGACTTTGTTGTACTTGCATCTTTGAACTCAACTGCACATTGGACAGTTGTTGATGCTCAAGGTGTATTTGCAAAAGAAGCATAATAATTAATTTATAGAGCTCCTTCGGGAGCTCTATATAATTTTAACAGGATAGAATATGGCACAAGATATACAAGCAACAAGATCAGCAGCAGCAGCTGGAGCCACAGCAATAGTTGCTCAACCTATTAGGTTGAGAGCAATATCAATTGCATCAGATGGCGGTGGAGCAGGTGTTTTAGAATTAACAACAACTTCAAATTCAGGAACTACTTTATTATTATCAGATGTTCCTAGTGGAGATGTACTTACTTTAAATTTTCCACAAGATGGAATTTTATTTCCTAAAGGAATTTTTTGTAAAACTAAAACTAATGTAACTGCTTATACTTTATTTACAGATAAATATTCTGGACCAAGTTTAACATAATAGGAGAAATAATATGTCAGGTGGATCAAGTTTTTCAAGCGATCAGTCGGTAGCACACAGAACTGCTGATGGTCAAATGGTTCCTACAACTCAAAGAACTAGGGTAACTTATATTCAAGCAGAAGGTATTGCTAATGCGGTAGTTGTTTTAAAAGATGGAGGATCTTCAGGAACTGTACTCTGTACTTTTAAATTTGGAACAGATGGTTTATCTATTTATGTCCCTGGTTCAGGTATCTTGTTTAAAGAAGGTGTATATTTAGATTTAACAGATACTCCAGGTGTAACAATTATTTATACATAATCATGGCTAACGTAACTTCAGGAACAACTATTTTTGAAAAAGGTTTTTCTATTGCAGATATTGTTGAAGAAGCTTACGAAAGAATAGGTATTGAAGGTGTTTCTGGATACCAATTAAAAGGAGCTAGACGTTCTTTAAATATTATGTTTCAAGAATGGGGAAACAGAGGTCTTCATTATTGGGAAATTGCAAACAATACTATTAGTTTAGTTAATGGTAAAAATACTTATGACATTTTTCGTTCCGCAACAGATGGAACTTCAGATGCTATGTTTAGTCCATTATTTGCTAACATGACAAATAATCAAACAACAGTTGTTGTAGATTCTGTTTCAAATTTTCCAGCTACAGGTACTTTACTAATAGGTACAGAACAAATTACTTACACTGGAATTACATCTTCTACAAATACGTTTACAGGATGTACTAGAGGGGCAAATAATACAGCAGCAGCAACTCATTCAACAGATGACAATTGTTTTAATAATAGTTCTTTTATTTATGGGGCTGGAGATTTATTAGAAGCTTCTTACAGAAATAGTTCATCTATAGATTCTCCTCTTACAAAAATAAGTAGATCTACATATCAGGCTCTTTCTAATAAAACAGCTTTAGGTCAAACTTCACAATATTTTGTTCAAAGGTTTATTGATAAAGTAAGTATTACTGTATATTTAACTCCAGGAGCTTCACAAGTTGGAGATTTTTTAAATTTTTATTACATAAACAGAATTCAAGATTCTGGAGCTTATACTAATGCTGCAGATGTACCTTATAGATTTGTACCTTGTATGGTATCAGGACTTGCTTATTATTTAGCAATTAAATTTGCACCTGAAAGATTACAACCTTTAAAACTTATATATGAAGATGAATTTAATAGAGCTCTAACTGAGGATGGTTCCGAATCTAGTTCTTTTATAACCCCTAAAACTTATTATCCAAATGTCTAATTTATCTAAAGGAAGATATGCATTAGCAATTTCAGATAGGTCAGGTTTAGCTTTTCCATATAGAGAAATGGTTACTGAATGGAATGGTTCTTTTGTTCACGTTAGTGAGTATGAATCTAAACAGCCTCAACTAGAGCCTATTAGATATGCTGGAGATCCTCAAGGTTTACCAAAATCAAGACCCGCAAGAACAGAACCTGCAACAGAAAATTTATTACCAGGTAATCCTTTAAATATTACTTCTGGTTCACAAACAATAATAGTTACGGAACCTAATCATGGTAGAGCAAACGGAAGTACTGTTGCATTTAGAAATATAGACGGAAGTCCTGGAGGCTTGGCTTATACTTTATATGAAAATGTTAATGGTTTTGTAATTAGTGTATTATCAATTAATACATATAGCTTTACATTAGGCTCAACACCTAATACAACAGAACAATCAGGAGGAATGACTGTTACAGCTGGACCTGTAACGTTAAAACCATAATATGGCATACACATTAGCAAATTTACAAGACGATATTAGAAATTATACTGAAGTTGATAGTGGTGTTTTAAATGTAGGTATTTTAACAACTATAATTAAAAATGCAGAAAATAGAATTTATAGAGAAGCAGATTCTGATGACAATAGATTTTATGCAACATCTGCTTTAGTTAGTGGGAATAGATATGTAACCATTCCTACTGATTTAAGATTTATTAGGTATGCACAACTAACTGATTCAGCCGGAAATCAAACTTTTTTAGAAAAAAAAGATACAAGTTATATGGCTGAATATTATAGTACTCCAAATACAGCTTCTGGAATTCCAAAGTATTATGGTAATTGGGATGCTGAATTTTGGGTAGTATCACCCACACCAAATGCTCAGTTTTCAATAACTTTAGCTTATGTTAAACAACCTATAAGTATAACAAATACAACACAACCAACAACAGCAAATCCAGCATCTACAGTTGGAACTTATACAAGTAATAAATATCAGGATTTACTTTTGTATGCATGTCTGGTAGAAGCATATGGATACTTGAAAGGTCCTGTAGATATGTTACAATACTACGAAGGATCTTTTAAAAGATCATTACAATCGTATGCGATCGAACAACAAGGTCGAAGACGTAGAGACGAATATCAAGATGGAGCTATTCGTACTCCTTTAAAATCTGAATCACCATCAAAATACTAAGGAGAAAACAATATGGCAAATATAATACCGTTCGCATTTAGAGGAGAACTCTTTTCGGGAACACATAATTTCGCTAATGGAGGCGATGCTTTCAAAATAGCTTTGTACACATCTATAGCTGGATATAGTACATCAAGTGATGTTGTAATTACTACAAATGAAGTTAGTTCTTCTGGTAGTTCAAACTACGAGAGAAAAGCTTTAGGTTCACAAGCGGTAGCTAGTGGAACTGCAGTTGCTTC